GGAGCATCCCAATGAGCCTTTCAGAGCGCATGGAAGCTGCGGAGCCTTTCTTCCGGCTGGCTAGGGAGGTGATCAATCCCGTAGACGGCGAGCGACCGTGGCACGCCGACAGCAAGGATTGGATGGTCGTGTTCTCCTTTGCCGGCCATAGCCTGACGTTGGGCGATCTGCGCCGGGCGGCGGGTCAAGATGGCTCGGCGGAAGGTGACGGCGGGGCTGGGGTCCCCGTCCGCTCGCTCTCGGTACAGGCTACCGACAAATCTGACCGAGCAGAGGGTGTCGCCGCCCTTCAGCAGGCAGGGTGGAGACCGATGGCCGATGCGCACAAGAACGGCGAGCCCATCCTCGCTCTAACCATCTCGCAGTTCCCCGGGCGGCCCGATCTGGATCACTGGCGGAACAAACAGATCGTCGTGCACCATCGCGGCTTAGCCCCGGATGGTTTTGATATTGGCTGGTCGATGAACGCTCCAGTTGGACATGGCGGCTTTCCGGATGATTGGTTCGTCGGTTGGGCTCCCATCCCCCAGCAGACAGCCCTAGTGGAGCCATACAGCTCAGAGCTAGATGAGATAAACGGGAGATTGGCATGACATTCAGGTCGCGGGCTTTGCTCGATCTAGCGAAGCTCGCACCCGTTTGTTTCGACTGCATGCGTCCGAATGACGGGACAGTCGTAGCCGCGCATTCCAATTCCCAGCGCCACGGCAAAGGCATGGGGATCAAGGCTGGCGATCAATGGGTTTGCTTCGCCTGCTTCGACTGTCACAAGGCCATAGACTCTGGATCCGAAACCAGAGATGCCCGCCAAGCCCGCTGGGAGGCCGCACACATCCGCTCAATGGATTGGGCCTGGGGTAGTGGCCACTTGGTCGTCAATGGCGCTCCTGAGCCTTCTGAGGCCGTTTCTGCGCCTAAGCGGAAAGTCTCTCGCTCTCGCCCTATTGCTTCCCGTGGGTTTGATCGGTCGAAAAGCCGAGGATTTGATGGGAAGGTTCGGGAGAAGTAGCTGCGGGCCGGTTGCTAATCCGGCTGCGGCCTAGCCTGTGACCGCGTTGCGTGGCTTCCCGGCTTTACGGACCGGGTGGCTAATCCCGGCTCATACACCAACGCAAGACCTGAGTAGCGACTTAGGGCTCATCTGTTTCCAGGCCATCGCGCCGCTACCTGAACCCGACTGCGTGTCTGCTTTCCACGCCGCCGCAGCCCCACCACCTTAACCCATCCTCAACCATTTTCCAGCCTAATTCCTCCAACACAGGAGGCTTTCATGATCTGGTTAATAGGGCTTGGCGGGTTGGGTGTTGTCTCAGCTCTAGGGATTAAGATCCTAGCGTGGTGGGGTTTGCTGCCGCGATAGCCCCTAGAGCTTGCTCCATCACGTCGCGAAGGGCTTCGGCCAGTGACGATGGTTGCCGCAGATCAGCGTGGAACCCACTGTCCCAGCACGCCTCTCCAGAGGCTATACGCTTGATGTCGTGGCTCTCCACGGTCGGCGCGCATGAGGCGTCGCAAGATACCTGACACTCACATACGGAATACCACCAGCCGGGGAGTTTGGCCTTGAACTCGGCAATCGTCTCCTCAAGGTCGGTCGGTGGCGTCGTGTGCCAGGCGGTCAAGACTTCAAAGCCTGGGGCTCGCAATATCCAAACATCTCTGCGGCTCGATGGAGGGCGTCGGCTACGGACGCTCGGGAACGTTCACTGTCGGAAACGTCATGGACGAAGATTTCTAGTCGATCATCCCAGTGATGGGTGATCTCCACCGTATAGACAACGGGGCGGCGCTTGGCGCTCAGATCCACAATCTCGCTCATTTCCCCTTAGCCTTCCGCTTGACGCTGTAGCGCAAACCATGCCGCCGGAAATAGAGGCTCTATAATCTTGGACACTCCTGATGCCACTTCGCCGGTTTCAGCCTGAGAATCCTTACCTCCCCTTTGTGCGCAGAATCTAGCCCATGACGCCAAAGAACCCGTCCAATACCATTCGGTCATCATCGACTGCGGCAGGACCATGCGCGCCATTTCCGGCGCAACCCCATGATCTTCAACCAAGATGCGATAAGCTTCTTTGGCGTGGTTGATTAGCGCCAAATAGCCATGTTGTTCAGGTTCGAATACAAATCCATAATGCTCTAGCAAAACAGACTTCGCGAAAGTCGTTAGCGTATTCTTGTCGGCGCTGCTTTTCATAGTGTTTGCAAGATGCGATATAATCCGCACATTGCCTTTGGTATAACTTCCCGTAGGATCAATACGATCAAAGCTAGGGCTGTTAGGTTGGATTTTGCCGCTATAGTGACTGTACGTTAACTTCATTCCCAAAATTGGACAGTTTTCAGGCCATTCGATATCTTCGAATTCAATTGTCCAGTTTGTTCCTTCGCGATTAGCGCGACCTTTGGCATTGCTGAATTTCAGCTTGAATGGGTCTTTCGCTTTGCGTTTGCAATTATCGCCGCAATAGATTTGAGCGGGTCCGCCAGCAGGACGATTGTCTCGGCGCGTTACAGCGCGTCCGCAGATGGGGCAACCGCCTTCAACAGGGATAGTTTCTTGACTGCTCCCTTGCTTCTTGTCTTCGGCCTTTAGACGCCATGCAACTGGCAGGTAGAATTCCGGCTCGGCGTCGACGTAGCGCCGGCTGATCTCGTTCTCGACGAAGCCGACCTTGTGCTTGAAGCACTGGGTACGCACGAAGATCGGAGCCTTGACGTGCAGAGTAATCTGAGGGTGAGCGAAGGGTGTCCAATGCTGATGGCGCGCTAGATAGTCCAGCAACCTACCATCCTGCTCGCGAAATTGGTCAGCTCTCTTAGCGAACGAAACTCTTGCCGCGTTCACGACGGTGAGATCCGTCCCCATGTGGTCAACGTATTCGACTGTTATTTCTGTCACTTTTTACCTTTCGCGGCGCGCTTCATACTGGACGCCCAGGCTTCAGCTACAGCCTCAATCGCGTTGATGTCGGTCATTTCCCCTTAGCCTTCCGCTCAGCAGCAGCTTTAAGTGCGCTGTTCGGTTCTGGCGGGTTCATCAAGTGATCGACGAAAGCGCGACTTTGGGCCTGATTTAAAACCCAACGCTCATGGCTCTCAATGACCTCATGAGCCGCTTCGACGGCGTGGGTTACGATGAACTCGCTTACGCTCACCCCTTTAATCGTAGCGGCTTTGGTGGGTGATTTCTTGAGGGGCATTTCAGGCTCTCCGCTCCATCGCCTTCGCTTCGTACACGCTCTTGATCACGTCCGAGATTGGCTCGTAAGACTTCGGGCGATCCACAGAGTCCTTGACGCCATAAGCCGTGGCTTCGTCGGAGAGCTTCTTCGCATGCCTTTCATGCCGCAGGGCTTCCGCCTGTAGATCATGCCACGCCTGGGGCATTTCGTCAGCCGCAACATGACGTCCGTTTGTCCACATGGGACCAGCCTTACGACGCGTCGCGTGGGCCATGATCTGATGGTGTCTGGCCTTATCCCGCATGGACATGGCGTGGTACTCATCCGGAGAAACCGTCCGCCAAGCCCTATCGCCTCCGGTCTGGCTTTTGCCAGAAAAGTTCACGGCTTTGATGAGCCCGATAAACTGGCCTAGCAGGGGAAACTTAGGATTGGTCCCCTCACGCCAGCGCCTGGAGGCCGTCTTGATCGCCTGGATGGGATACTCCGACAGGTCAGAACACCAATCCTCCAGCCACCGGCTACGAGCTGCGTTGTCCATGATCGGCGGACGGAAATGGATGGCGAGGGATTCGATCTCTTCGGCGATTTCTTCAGTGCTGGCCATTTCGTGCCTTCAATCGTGCAAACGCCATCTGGCGGGCTTTTTCGTTGTCAGCGCCGATCTGCTCGGCAAGCGATAGTTTGGGCTGGGCGGAATGGCTTTGCCGCGTTCTGCTGATCCAGATGCGCCAAGTGGCGTCCCAATCCAGCTTCCTGCCTCTAGCTCCGGGTAAGGCTTTCCAATAGTCCCGAAAGATACCTAGCTCGCGCTTCCACGACATCAGGTCGATTGGAGATTCCTCGGTCCAAGGAGTGGGCTCCCAATCATCCGGCAACCTAAAACCATTCGAAGACCGTTTTGGAGAGGGTGCTTGCACCTCTCTCTCTTTCTTTAATGGTTCTTCTTGTAACGGTTCAAACGTAGTGAGGGGCGAAACCATTTCCCCACCCCCTGTCGTAGATTTCCCCACCCCCCTACCGTTCATTTCCCCACCTGGGGAAACCATTTCCCCACCTATATGGAGGGTGATTATGTCGGACGAGCGAGATCCGTCAGGCCGATTTCTCTCCTTGCGGGATATTAATTTCTTCACCTCAAGAGCCTTGAGAACAGTCAAAACGGTCCTGTCGGAAAGACCAGATTCGTTCGCTAAGCGACGATGAGATGGGAATGACCTGTTATGCTCATCAGCGTAATTCGACAGGATCAGGAGAATCAATTTCTCTGATGAGCTGACGCCGGTGATCTTCAACACCGCCGAGATTGCATGCACACTCATGGAAGCTTGCAACCAAAAAGGCGGTTCGGTATTGTTGGCATGTTGTTGGCTCCCTGAAGCCGCTGCAAATGGGTGGGATCTAGCGCGGCAAACGCTTCCCACCCGCCCAGCTTCCCCTAAAACATATCCACAGGCAATACGGCTTCTTCGGCCGTCCACATGGATTTTACGGAACCATCTCCAAGCCGCTCAGCGTGCTTGCGCTCGCCATAGATAATTGAGGTATGGTCTTCCATGCCAAGAAACTTAGCGATGGCTGGCCGGGAGAAGCGTTGCTTTCCGGTGGAGTATTTCACCTGACGAGCCATCCACATGAATTCTTGGCGAGGATGCGAGATGTAGTAGGCCCTAGATTTGGAGAAAAACTCCTCTTCGGACAGGTCGTAAAACTGCATCACGCGCTTGGATATCTCCCGCATGGTGGGAAATTCCGAGAGGGACTTGTAGATGTGGTTGTGGTGCCACAGAGAGGTTGCTGGAATCTCATCAAAGGCCAAGGTCATTGCATAGCCTCGTATGTCGAGCGCTTCGGAGAGTGCGGGAAGAACTTCCGCAGCAAGTGTTCTGGCCGGTTCATCATGCGAGCGATGACCGGAACCGGAATCCCTGCGTCAAACTTCTCCTGAGCGTAAATAAGGTCGTCATTGTCCAAGTAGCGACGCTGGGTCGCCACGCCGTCAGACCAAAATGTCATGGTTAGATCTCTTCTGTTATCGCTTCGACAGTCAGGCGGATCATCCCGCCAAGGTCTTCTTTCACCCAACGAAGGGTGATCTCTTCGGCGTCACAATCGTCTCGGATGACGCCGAGATGTACGAGCATATCGGACGACGCCTTTTCGAGATTGCCTAGGTCGCGACGGCGCTTGTCTGGCCGCTGCGCCTCAAGGAGAAGCCTATACTCGCCTTGGATTGATCCCCCCGTGGGTTGGTGGTGCGCCTCACACGCCTTTTCCCACGAACGGTAATCGGCGGATTTGATGCTTCGGCCCTTAACCGAGCGCCAGAGCTTGTTGACGCTTGGCGGGTAGGGGAGGGTTAGGGCGATCATCCATGTAGAGGTGTTCATGCCGCCACCATACTTTTTAGGATGGCGTTGCCGATCATTTCGGGGATTTGCGGGACGACGGCGTTTCCGAGGGCTCCAGTACGGTCCACCCGGCGGGGAATCCCATCACCTGTTCCGCAAAGTCCGGACGCAGATAAATCGGGTCGTGCGGCCCATTCCTGAGCCCTTCCGACATTTTCGCGCCACGGTAATGAGGAGAGCCCACAAAGCGATTCTTCGACGCGCCTTTTGGTTCGTTCTTCCCCAGCGTAGGCAACAAGCCACACGCGGTCGCGTCCATGAGGGAAACCAACGGCGCTCGCTGGTATGCAGTCCCACCACGCATCGTACCCGCGCGCGGCCAGGTTTCCAAGAACGACTCCGAGCCCCCTTCCAAGGAGAGCTGAGACGTTTTCCACGAGGACGAGGCTGGGTCGTAACTCGCCAACCAGGCGGTCATATTGACCCCACAAGCCGCTGCGTTCTCCAGCAAGACCGAGGCCTTTTCCAGCCAAACTAATGTCTTGGCATGGAAAGCCGCCGCAGATGACATCGACGGCAATTCCATCGGCAGCAAGCCGGTCTGCGGTAAGGGTTCTGACATCTTCGTAAATCGGCACCTCGGGCCAGTGTTTAGCGAGCACCCTACGCGGGAACTCCTCGATTTCGCAGAAGGCTACCGTCTGGAAACCTCCAGTACGCTCCAGGCCCAGGGAGAATCCGCCAATGCCGCTGAAAAGATCCAAGACCTTCAGCATCCCAGCTCCAAGCATTTCCGCGTAGCCTCCTGATAGGCGTACAGGGTCTTGTTCTTGTCCCGGCTATCCTTGCGTGAGCAGGCGTCTAGATAGGCTGTGCGGGCCTTGTGGCGCACTCTACGAGCCATGTCCTGCGGGGATGGGGGATTGACCCACCGGGCGCGGAATTGGTTGATGAGATCGCGGATCATCAGATGTGCTTCCATGTGCGGCGTAAGACGATTTTGTAGATGGCCTGAGGGCTAACGCCGTAAGATGCAGCAACCGACTTAACGTCACCCATTCCGCCAGGAATTAGGCGCTTTCGGATATCCAAGACGTCAGCCTCAGTAAGCTTGGCGGAAGGGTTGTTAGATCCAACCAGCCAATCTTCCTCGTGAGTTACGGATAGGCCCGCACGGTAATTGACGCCTATCACGGTGTTTCGCGTCAGGTTCATTTCCTTAGAAATCTTCCTGATGGTCTCGCCGGACATGTACCTGCGGATGATCTCGTCGTTACGCTCTTGATTTGGACTTGCAGTCATCACCACGCTCCGAACCAGATGCCGATGCCGTGGATCATGCCGACCGGAGCAAACAACGCCCCAGCGATCAGGAATCCCCACTTGGCGGTTGAGATGCAGACGATGACGTGGGTAAGCCACGCGGCCACCATCGCAAGCACAATTCCAAGTCCTAGAAAGTCACTCATCCTTGCCTCCCGTTAAGAATGTCGAGCGCCTCATTGACGCTGCGTCCTAGCTTTACCCATGAGGCTTGATCGGCCTCGGATGCTGTGTGTTGTGATCGAGCCGATAGGATGTGCGACGGCTCGTTTCGGATCTGGCCTAGCCGCATTGAGCGGAGCTGTTTGGCTGTCCAGGCTACAGTGCTCGCCATACCCAGACCTCTTCTCCGACACGTCTAACCACGTATTGTCTCCTGTCCTTTTTCATTCTGGTTGCGGTGACATGCAGAGATTTCGCCCGGTCGAGAGAGAACTTCAGCGGCTTCCCTTCCGGCTCCATGTCCCAAAGAGCGTCTACTAAGCGTGTGGTTTTAGGCATGGATTGAGCATGGATGAGTATCGTCGCGTTGACAAGCGGATAATATCCATTGACACCGCTCCCCCGCTATGGCGCTATGGGGTCACACCAAAGGAGACGGAAACGTCATGAAATTCGCACTGGAATACTTCGTTGGAACCGCCCGTACGCCTAGCGGCTGGGTTCGTTCCTCAGAGCGCTGGACAGACCGTGCGCGGGCTCAAGGCGACATGACCAAGCAGATTGCGCGGGAGGATGATTGCGAGATCACGCCGATTACGCGCCGTGTGGTGGAGGTTTAGATGCGAGCAATCCTAATCATTGCGTGCGCCGTAGCGCTTTCTGGATGCTATCGTGTTCAGACGACAAGCGTAGCCCAACCTGAAGGATCGGGAGTACGCATCGGACTTTGGGCGAAAACTCCAGAGGGGTGCAGCGTCTATGTGGTCGCCGGATCTGGTGCTGTTGATCGCATCGTGGTTTGCCCGAGTGAATTCACCGTGGCGGGGGTGGGCGGATAATGACCCAGCTAACCCCAACAGACCCCACCGTGCGAGCCATATCAGCCTCTGTAATGGCTCATGCTGTCCGTATGGCGGGAATCCTTAGCCACATAGGCTGTACGGATGAGCAGCGCTCCAGAGGCTTTGCGGAGGCAAGGCTGATGCGGGATGAATTGGACAGGCTGGTGGATCTGGAGCGAGCGCAATGATGCGGAAACTCACGCCCATGCAGAGAGCCGAAGCCGGGATTATGCTGGTGACAAATCCCAACGTCCGGCTTCCTTTAGGCAAGACGATTGAACCGCTTTTGGAGGCGTATGACGAAGCTTTAGATGCCATTGAAGCTGCGCTTCCGTTTGTCATGGAGGCTGCGAGAATTTCGGGAGAAAAGATAGTTTCAGGATGCTCAGCGGAAGATTTATCAAAGAACGCCGTTGCGGCTGGCGCTCTAATCTCACTTCTCGACGCCCTCACTCAAGCTCAACGGGACATCAAGAAATGACCCTGGCAGAAGCATCAGAGGAATGGCGCGAAGCTGAGGCGGACTACGTATCCTCGCCAAGCCCAAGCAGCGGCAACCGGGCTGACGAAGCTTTCGAGCAAATGTCAGCCCTCGCTTTTCAGCAAGGCTATGACCCAGCAGGACCGCTAGGGATCGTGGAGTTTGTGATGCGGGAGATTACGAAATGATAAGGTTTTCGGGAGCAGTGCTGATTTACGCCGGACTTATGTTGTTGGCTTTTCTGGGCGGTCTGGCTCAGATGATCATCGGATACATCGCAACCGGAAACGTTCTACAGCCTTTGGAAACTGTAGGTGGCTCTGTGGCTATGATCATGCTGGCGATAGCGGGCTCGACACTGCTTGTCGTCCTCATGGTGGTTTACGTGATTTTCGGGTTCCTAGCGATCTTCGGAAAGCTTTGATCAGGCGTAGAAAGTGCGCTAGAAATAAGAGGGCTCGACATCTCCCCAGACCGTCGAGCCCCAGGCCATCCGATAAAGGAGCAACACGGATGACGGACGGAAAAGTGACTGATAACGGCGGTGATGTCCATACGCCGGGTGAGTGGCGCATAGAAGGTCGGCGCGGCTCCGGATACATCATCAGTGCTGGAGTTAATGCTGAGGCTGATGGCCCAGCAAGCTACGTGGGCGTTTTGGATCCTATGTTTTACATAGCCGGTGAGCCAAGCCATCTGGCTGCGAACGCCCGCCTGATCGCCGCCGCACCTGATCTGTTGGAAGCATTAGGCAACTGCCTCGTTCTGGTGCGCCTGAAGTTCGGCAACACCGATGATGGGGCGAATGCCGCGCAAGAGCAAGCTTACGCCGCCATCGCAAAGGCTACAGGCCAATGAACACCCCCGCATTTACCGGACACAATGGCCTTCGCTGGCGCGGAACTCCGCTGCTGCCTGAGACGGCTAAGGAATTGGAGGAAGAGCTAGATGCGGCAACCTTCAACGCTGAAGCAGAAATGGGAATGGTGGGAGCTGGCCGTATCGGGACAGGCCCCGCCAATCCATGAGGACGATCCGCAAGCGGGGTTCTTCGCCGTTCGAAAGTTTCCTTACGGGGAATGGCCCAAGGGACCACTAGTGCCCGCCAAAATCTGGTGGGAATCCGAGATAGACCCAGAAACAAACGAGCTTCTGTCGGACGAGCGCCTAAGGGGCGACATTGACGGAAAGCCAATCAACCCGTGGAGCGCATGGACATGGCTAGCAGCGAGACCGATAAGCGAGAGGGAGTGGGAGTACCTGACGGCAATGAGCCCGCTGTTACCGAAGGAGGTGCCGCCCCGGCGAGCCTCAAACAGCGCCTGGCGTCAATCCGAGACGAAGCGTTCGGGATTGGCAAAGACACGATCAAAATGAAGTCCAAGGCTGGTGTAGAGTTCACCATCAAGGGACACACGGTAGAAGCTGTCCTTTCGGAGATGCGACCGCTTTTGACCAAGCACGGCGTGGATATAACCCCAAACCTTATTGAGCGAACGTACAGCGGAAACCGCTGCGATGTGCTGATTGACTTCCTGTTTGAGCGCACTGACGACAGCGAAGAGTCTCGCACTATACGATGGGCCGGTGCCGGGACGGATGACGGCGACAAGGGCTTCTCAAAGGCCGGAACGAACGCGCTGAAGGAGATGCTCAAGAAGCGGTTCCTAATCACCGACCGCGACGACGCCAAGGAGGAAGAGGAGAAAGTCGAGCATCGCACTGATGATGCTTCCTCCAGAAAGGCGCTGGAACAATCTCAAGCCCAGCGTAAAGCCGCTGTTGAGAAGTGGGCCAGAGCTTTCAAATCGGCGCTTGAGAACGCCAAAACTGCTGATGACGTTGACCGCCTAAAGCGCGACAATCGAGAGCAGTTGGCGAGCGACGACATTCCAGACGTGACTAGGGACTTTTTCAACACGCTGATCAGCGACCGCAAAGCGGAATTAGCTGACGGTTTTCCGGGAGATAAATGATGTCGGGCAGCGTCAATAAGGTGATTTTGATCGGACACCTTGGTGCAGATCCAGAAATCCGCTCAACCAACTCGGGTGATCGCATCGCGAACCTTCGCCTAGCGACTAGCGAATCTTGGCGAGACAAATCGTCTGGAGAGCGTAAGGAAAAGTCCGAATGGCACAGGGTCGTGATTTTCAACGAACACCTTGTGAAGGTCGCAGAACAATACCTTTCGAAGGGATCAAAGGTCTATGTCGAGGGGGCTTTGCAAACTCGGAAATGGACAGACCAAGCAGGAGTTGAAAAATACTCCACCGAGATTGTCATGCAAAAGTTCCGTGGAGAGCTGACCATTCTGGATGGAAAATCCTCAGGAGACGGACGAGCAGGCTCTAGCTCGGATGATGGCGGACGTCATCAAGGAATGGCCGGGAGCGGAGGTGACAATCAAACCTTCAACGCCGATCTTGACGACGAAATTCCCTTCATCACGCAACGAAGTGTCTGGTGATCAATTCCCCATACGAGTCATTCGGCGCGGCGGCTATCTACAGGGTAGCACGCCAGCCGATGACGAGGCTTTGCGGGAGCTTCCGGCCGAGTTTGAGATTGGCTCAATACGCCAGAAGCGGTCCCTTCCAGAGCTAAGGTTGTTCTTCGTGATGATGCAGATTCTGGCTGAGAACTCGGATCAGGATCTGACTAAGGAAGAAATGGCCGCGTTCTTCAAGGTCAACTGCGGGCTGGGGACACCGGTCAAGTCCAAGTCCGGCAAGATAACGATGGTTCCAAGATCCATAAGCTTCGCAAAGCTTCCGCAGGACGAGTTTCACGCCTTCTTCAAGCGCGTTCAGACTGTGGTTGAGCGAATGATGCCGGGGCTATCTCAGGAAGCCCGTGAGCGCCTGGGGGATATGCTGGCGGACTAAAGCCCAAACCTCCACCACGGCTTCGGCCGAAGCTTCTCCGCAGACTTCGCGTTCTGCTTCTCACACGCCTCGATGATTGACATGGTGTCTGACGTCCGGTCATTCGCCATGTCGATACGAGCTGTAGCCGCATCAGCGTAGATCATGACGTCAGAGATAGTGGGCTCGGCGGAATAGATCGGTGGGGCCTTTACGCCCTCTTTCCAGCGATCAGGAACGAGATCAGCGCAGGCAGGCAGGATCACCAGCGCTCGCGGAATATTGGCACAACCCGCGACGGCCGACATCGGCAAGACCACGATCAATGACAACGTCGCCACCCGGCGCACTGCGAATGGCATCAGCGTTCTTCCTTGCGGTTTCTTCGGTATGGGCTTGGCGGGTAGATGCTCGGTCGATGATCTCGGATGCCTGCGTAGCTGCCCGCGTCTGGCCCTCAGAGACCACCTGACCGGCCTTGGCTTGCTCGGCTAGAGCTTTCTGCCTTCCGGGTTCAGTGATGGACCAGGCCGCCCAGCAAAGCGCTAGAGCGAGGCTAGCGGCTATCAGGGTCCATTTAGCTATGCGGGCGTGGAGCGGTGTCCAGGTCATCAGATCTAATCAACCTTTTTGCGGGGCGGCTCTGTCATTCCAAGCGCAGATTGATAGGCGCGAATTACACGCTGCATCGTAAAGCTATCGCGAGAGCAGCGGCAGCCTCCATTCGTATGCATTCCACGCGGCCTGATGACGATACACCCACCATCGCTACACCCCCCGATTTCCTGAAGGCGCTCGATGAGCCGTTCCGTATTACTCATTTCTCACGCCTCTTGATCGCAATGACGAGCTTTTGCGTGGGTCCGTTACGCTCGGCAAGCTGCCAGCCACGGCGACTGTAGCCGAACTCACTAGCGGCTTCTTCCTGCGTCCAGCCCTTGGCTTCACGGTATAGCTTTAGCTCTGTGCCGGTCATGATGGTAGAATTAGCACGTAAAAGTACGCCGCGTCTAGTTGACAACCCGACAGAAAGGCGCACAAGTACGCCCATCAGTTCAACCAAAGGTGTCTACAAATGAAATCCTATCTTCTCGCCGCTGCGGCGGTTCTCGCTCTCTCCAGCCCGGCCTATGCCGGTAACGACAACGGCCCTAAGGGCGGAGACTCGTCGGCTAATGCCGGTGCTGCCGCTGGTGCAATCGCTGGCGCTGCTGCCGTCTCGGGCTCGTCGTCCAACGCGGTCAATACCGTGCTTGGCAGCAACAACGGTGGCTCGGTCGGCAATGTGTCCGGCGGGGCTGGTGGTCAAGGCGGTGCGGGTGGTCGTGCTGACGCATCGTCCTCGTCCACGCTGGGCAACCTGAACTCGTTCGGCGGCTCGGCAACTGCGGTCAATGGACCCAACACGAACCTGAACACCAACACGCTCGGTCAGGCGCAGGGCCAACGGCAAGGACAAGTCGCCAACTCTGATCAGAGCCAAGGTCAGTCTCTGAGCAACACCAACAGCCTTTCGCAAGGCAACAGCCAAACGGTGGGCGGTCAGAACGCTTCCACGGCCTCTTCCAGCACCACCACTGTCACGGTGCAGGGCGATGAAGCCCAGAAGCGCGCTCCAGTGGCTACCGCGATGGCCTTTGGCTCGGCGGGCGTCGGCGCGGGCCTTTGCCGCTTTGGCCCAGGCGTTGGCCTTCAAGGCATTGCTACCGGCGCAAGTCTCTCGCTACCGATCTTCAAGGACTACGACTGCGTGACCATCGCTAAGGCCGAACTCGTGTTCAAGGCCGCTGGCGCTGAAGCTGCCGTCCAGTACCTCGCCGCTCGTGATGTTGAGATCAACAAGGCCGTCACCCAAGCCCGCACTGGCAAGTAAGAAAGGAGCTTGACGCAGGCGTATTTTCTACGCATCCTCTAAGCGTTAGGTTCCTTCCGAGCCCTCGTATCGGGATCTAGCGTCAGTATCCGCCTCTCCTGTGTCGATAGAGCCTCCCTTCCTTACCCGATGGGAGGCTCTTGGCGTTTAGGCGTCAGCGTGTTCAGCGCGCTTAGACTGCACCACTCGCCATGTTGCGTAGACAACGCCGATAGCTCCCAGCGCACCGAGGCCGTTCGCAATGTTCTGAGCGAGGGGGGATTTGTCCACGAACCCGCTGATGCCAGCCATAGATGTCTGAGCGAACTCAGGAACCTGCAACAGGATGTCCCGCGCCCAATTCAGCACGCTTGCCACAGCACCCACGACAAGACCCCAAACCGTGACGGACTTCTTAGCAGCCACAGGGGCTTGCGGAGCGGCCTTTGCAGAGGATTCCGCCACCAACCCAAGGGGGGCGGCCACGGGGGCGTTAGCGGCCAGCGCTAGGCTTTGCTCGCGCACGTGAGCGACACGGTTCGTCCAGCCGTTCTTGTTGGCATTCCAATTCTTCAGCTTCTTCATGAAGGCTAGGCGTCTGTCGCACAAACCATTGATGACGCGCTTAGGGTCTGCCTTGGAGAGCGCCTTTAGGGTTCCGAGGCCAATAACGCCATCCGCCGTCACGCCGAGCACGCGCTGAAGCTCCTTAGCCGCCTGGGCAGCTCCGCTATTGAAGGCGAAGTCCACAACTGCGTAATCAACCCCGCTTGGCAGCTTGTCGCCCTGAACCGGGTTCCAGTAGTTGGCCTTGGTGATCGCCACGACTTCCTGTGTAGTGATGGTGCGGACGGACTTCGGGGGAAGCTTGCGGACGGATCGCCACTGGTCATAGACCTTCTGAGTGATACCCTTCGCGGTTAGGCCACCGGGATCATCCTTCAGGGGCCGGTCAGATACACCGCCCTCGACGCCTAGGATTTGCTGGGTGACTAGGTTGAAGTTGGCTGCGGCCATCTACGTGATCCCAAGTTTTTGCTTGATACCGTTTGCGAAGATACCCAAGACTCCTAGGACGCCAGCACCCAAGCCGAGAATCCACGACCTCCACCTTTCGAGACCATCCACGCGCCTCTCAAGGGTCTCTATTTGGCTCTTCAGCTCTTTTATCAGCTCCCCCTGCGTCACTTTCAGGCCCTAGTGTGACGACTAAGGAGAGGACTAGCACGCACAGCAGCGAGAATGCGGCTTGCAACATGGCTGACGCCCACCCCTCCCACCAATATCAACTGGAGGATGAATACCACGTTCAAGACAATCTTGTATGTCGAGAAGTCGCCAGTAACGGGAGGGAAGCCGCGCAATTCAGCAACAAAAGCCGGAGCCCAGAAGCTAAAGTGCGCGGCTAGTTGTATGACGAAAAGATAAGCAAGCCCGAGCTTCCAGGCCACCTTCCTTGTCCGCCAAGCCAGATAAGCCGTCAGGCCAGCGGCGAGGTCCATGAGCGGGTAAATCTTCATCGAGTCTGGAGGCTGATAGAGACCCTCCAGAAGGTTCGACAGAACCCACAGGATCAGTAACATCATGGAGAGCCCTGCGGCGTCCGGGTCGTCCGAACGGTTGTAGAGGTTAACCCCCACCACGGCTGCGACCGCTGCGCCCCAGACAAGAATTTGCATGCTCTCACTCATGGACCTGAATTCCTAAGGCTTGGGAGTTCCGCCACTGAGAGGCTGAATTACACCCTCATCGGACGTCATCCCTTTGAGTCGATCAGCATGAACGTGGAGCTTGGATAGACGCTCCTTGAACAGGAACTTAAACGTGGACGCGGGCAACGCCTCGGCGCGGGCATGGGTTTCGTCCAGAAGGGCTTTCCACTGGTCGGCAAGCTGATCATTGGTGAGGGTGGAGAGGGACATAAAGCGTTCCTTAAGTCGTTTAGGCCACACACGGCCTAGCCATTTCTTGCACCAGTTTGTCAGCCTAGTCATCACGGCGTAAGCGGAACGCCAATGACGGAAACAGAACCTGTGATCGCTGATGAGCAGAGGATTCGAATGTTTGTGGCCTTCCCAAAGGTGGAGTTTGCGACAAAGCCACCCCCGGTCGTTATGCGACTGATAAATGAGTTGTAAGCGTGAGTTCCTGACGCTGCCAGCATAGCGTATTCGCCAGCGGCGCTGTTGACCCGGATAACGACAGCGCTAGACCTTGGAGTGCCCCCAATGAGCGGGGTCATTAATTGCATTGAAGTGTCACCGCCAGAGTTCGTAGCGGTGAAAGCAGCTCCATCATTGAAGTAATATGTCCAACTGTAGTCGCTTGCGCCGGACTTATACGTGGAACCGCCATCATAGCTAACGCGGAAAGTCAAAAGCGCGCCGTTACTCCAATTGGATAGCTTTAAGCGAAGCTCCCAGGCGCTGTATGACGGAGAGAGCGGAACATCTACACTCGTAGCCGCCGTGATGGTCTGAGCAGAGGTAACGGTTTGGAATGGCGTTGTTCCGGTCGCCGTAAAGGGTCCAGAGACATTTAAACCACCCGTTACGTCCAACACCCCCGTAATATCGACCTCATCGAAGTCGATCAGAAGATTGTCGCCTTGGGTTCCGGCCCACCCGCCAATACGGCCATCGCCACCAACATTATCCCCAGCCGCAAAGCCGAAATCTATAGAAGGGCGACCACCTTCTGGCGTCAGCGCCAACCGACCATCAAGCCCAAAGTCCAGGACAATGACGCCAGCGCCAGCGCCGAGGGCCGTAACATCGTAGAACGAGTCTATCGTGACGTCGGTCGCGGTCTGCAACAGAAGGTCATAGACCTCAGATGTATCAGCGAAGATCTGCGGGAATCGTCCAGCGCTGTCAGCCACCACCGGGTTAGGGAGCGGCGTAGCGAGCGTGCTGCTGGTGTATGTCGCCTTCGGGGTCGTGGTGCTCGGAGCGTAGGTGAACAGCAACGCGCCAGGGATCGGATTCCCGTTAGCATCGAAGACCTGATTGAATCCGTAAAGCTGACCAGCCATCTACTTCGAACCTATAAAGTGGGCTATCATGCCCGAATGAAAGTGACAGACGCGAAGTTCAAGGTTGTCCGCAAGCGCCGAGAGTGGCATTTCGACTGGAGCAACTTTCTCATTCTGGCTGCGCTCGCGGTGCTGTTAGCAGCCCAACGCTGGCTGCATTCCTGATCTGCATGAGACGCTGAGCGTCCGCCTCTCCGAGCTGACGGATAATCTCGTCAGTGCGGCGCGGATCCGTAGCCGCTTCAATGAGAGCTTGGGCTTGGCGGTCATTCATGCCCCAAGACTTGAGCCAATCCATAGCCACCCCAACCCAATCCCCACGCACCCCGCGACCGATAGTCCCTAGCATATTGGCCGCGTCTTGGGTCTTGTTCTGGGTCTGAGAGCCGAAGCGAGGTGCAATGTCCTGAGCGTTACGGACGAGACGTTCTTCGCCAGCCATCGCAGTCTGAAGGCGATTGGCGTCTTGCTCACCTAGCAGAGCGCGGTTTCTGGCCTGTTGCTCTGGGGCGTTTGCAATGCGACGAGCCACGCCAGGAGCCGCCGAGGTATTCTCTCCAGCCGCTCGCTCAATTGCACGCCTCGCCGTGGCCCGCGCAAGATCATTGCCAGGAGCGCCGGGGCCTGGAGTGGCGGCAATGAACTCGTCTGTGTTCCGCGCCAGAAAGTCTTGCCCCTGGTCAGCGGCTTCCATCAAGCGACTACCGGCCGCATAGTTATCCAGGGCGGTTCGATAACCAGGGACCGACCCGGAGGCATTCTCACGAACGGCTCGCGCAAGATTCCCGAGACTTTGCGCTTGACGATTACGCCCAGAGCGAGCCGCCGCGTCAGCAGCATCGAACAGGGTTTCACTGATGCTTTGCGCCATTCCGACTGAGATTTGCACTCCACCAGGATTATCGAGGACGTCACCTACCATCCGATTAAGCTCTGCACCGACAGCCCGCTCGTTCGGGTCTAGAGACCGCAGAGACGACGCCGCAGCATCGCGAATGGCAGAGCGCCCATCCTCTGTCCTTAGAGCCTGAACGGCATCATTCGAAAGAGCAACGCGCTCATTGCGAACAGCGCCGAAGTCAGTGTTCCCTTGGGTTCGCCGCGCACCCGCCAAGTCAGTAGCAATTTCCCGTGGAGCACGAGGATCTTGCGACATGATGTTTCGAGCCTGCCGCCCCATACGGTCTGGAAGGTTCAGGGAGCGAGCATCCGCGAAGTCGGTAGCTGCTTGGCGACCAGGGGTCATGCGAGAGGCCGCAGCGCGGATAGTCCCACGCCCAGCATCGTCAACGACATCAACTAGCGCCGGCTCAATTCCAGACTGACGGAAGCCGGCCGCTTGCTGAGCCATGCGGTCTCGGTCCTGACCACGCAACATATTAGCCTCACCGCGCGCACCCGGACGAACGGAGGCCAATCCAGCGCCCACAAGAGACCCGCCCAAGCGCGCGGCGGCGGCGACACCCTCTGATGCGCCCAACCCTTCTGCGATCTGCCCAGCGCCCTCTCCGACAACGGCTGGAAGCAGCACGTTAGCCGCCCTTACGCCAACGCTGCCTGGGACTAGAGCGGCCCCTGCATTCTGCGTAATAGCCTCAGAGAACTTTCCGGTTCGGGTCTGGGGCTTATACGTCAATCCGGTCAGGCGATTTAGCTCACCGCTAGTGGGGGCGGGCTTGAATGCTGACAAAGCTTGAGCGGTCTGAGCGCCGCGTTGTTGCTGCTCAGCGTCCGCGCCAAGAAAGCCACCCAGCTTGTTGCCAAGCAGTTGCCCAACCTCGCGCGCATCACCAACACCTCCAGCAAGACCCGTAAAGGCTTTGCCTAGGCCCTGAGCCGCGCTTCGCGCCACGTCAGAGCCCCATGACGCCTTAGGATTAGCCTTGGCCCACTTAGCTGCACCTTGAGCCGCAGCCTTGGCGTTTGGCGCGTCTACATCGACCGTTCGGCCATCCTGAAGCTTAACCTCGAAAGAAGCCATCAGCGCGGCCTCACTGTGACTTGGCCTGCATCAGTGTCGAAAGTGTTGGAAGACTCCTCACGCTTTCGGCTTTCAGAGGGCATGAATGACTTGAACTTGCGATTGCCATACGTCGCATCAAACACGCCGCCGCTTTCCTGCGCGAGCGCGATCATGGCGCTTTGGCGAGCGTTAGCTTTCTGACGGAGGGTTCCAACGTCGTCTTCCGGCCTCGGAATGTACATGTCCATGTACACAATCATTTCGGAGTCCGTTACCGCCGCGCCCGTGTCCTTGCGAAGGATCGGAGCCAGCCACTCTTTAGCGGCCTGCACAAACTGCCTGTCGGTTGGGTTGCTGGCAACGAGCCGTGTGACGCCATTTTTTTCAGAGATCAGCAGTTGTGGCGACGGCTTGAACGTGCCCTTGGTGGCAAGAGCATTCAGCCGGTCATTTGCATCCAGAACCCGGCGCGTGAAGGCCGCTGCTTTGGTTTGGCTTTCCGTGGGCTGCTTGATGTTTTTAAGCTCGCCCGTGTTTCTGTCAATCTGGGCGCGCGTGCCGGGGGCATACCCGGCAGAAATGATCTCTTCCGGGGAAGCATTCTCGACCTCACGGCCCTTTTTGGGTGCCCCCTGGGCTAGGACTCTAGCGCCCCCGCCCTGGTTAGACGCCGACTGACCACCGCCCTCAAACTCCTCGATAGCCCCGGCAAGCGCCTGGACGACTTGCGGGTTGGTCATGTCCAACTGCTGGCCAGCCGGAACACCCAGCCGCTTGGCGACGAAGTTCACGTAAGCCCCGGTGGGGTTGTTGTCGGACGGCGGAGCCCAGCGGTTGATGATCTTCTCAACCGTATCAAAGCCCCGCTGCCCGTAGGATTGAAGCAAACGACCTTGCGCCGCACGACCCGACCCAGCATCGGCAAAGATCGCAAAGCGCCCATCCGAGCCCTGATAGCCCGGAAGAGATTGAGCAAAAGGTCCGTCTTCGATGTTGCCAGGATTGTTGTTGCGCTGATTGCGAGCGCCACCCCCGCCGCTGGCCCCAGATGGAGTTGCGCCACCGACTTGCAGCAGGGTTTCCCCCTCTCCGACTTTCTGGAAGCTAGGAGCGAATGGAGCCTCAGCCAGCAGCGCGCCGGTTTTGGGATCGCGCAGTTGGGAGCCGGGAGCCATGACAACACCCTTAAGTGCTTCCTCGACTTGGCCCGAAAACAATTGCAAGGACTGATCGTCCAAGTGCTGACCTGCCTGTGAGATCACGTCATCCGGAGCGCCCATAGCCTTCAGGGCCGGGGCGATTTTTTCGATATAAGCCTGAGAGCGCTGATCCTCAGGGATCTTTTGCAGCACCCCCGCAGCTTGCGCCATGAACTTAAGGCTTTCGGCTTGACGAGCCTTCTCTTGATCGGCCATGCCAGCTTCCTGCGCCGCAGCACGGTCTTGGCGCTGCTGACCAACACGCTCCACCCCAAGGCCAGCATCCAGCATGCCCGCGCCGTACAAATCAGCCGCCGCGCCCTGAAGGTTCCCTGACGCCATATTCCTACCGGCCCGCTTTTGCGCGAGACCTTCGGTGAACCCCTGAAGTTCGTCGTAGCCCGCGTTACGGGCGCTAATCGCATCGCCTACCAGATTGTTAGCCATTAGGAACCGCCTCCCCAATTTTGCGACCAGTTAGTCAGGCTGTTGCTTGGCGAGGAAGACTGATTGGTCTGCCAGTTGGTCAACAGGTTCTGACCAAGCCCCGCAATGTTGTTAAAGGCCGATGCGTTGTTAGACGCCTGCTGACCGTATGCCGAAGAAAGGTTGTTGGCATAGTTCTGGTTCTGATTTCCGACGTTGGCCGCGTAGGTGTTCTGAGCGCTGGATTGATTGTTTGCCGCGCTTTGCCCCAGCCCGGTCAGCCGGAAAAGATCGTTGACGTTGGTGTCAAACCGATTGGTTAGGTAGTTCCGGTCGGCGTCATACACACCCGTTCCGAATGAGCGATCCGATTCATAGTTCTGGTCGGCAAAGTTCCGATCCTGGTTGAACTGGTTGAGTTGACGGTCGTAGACGCCGAGGGTCTGATTGACCCACGAATCGTAATCCTCATCGGCAATGTTCTGCATGCGCTTGCCGAACTCGGTAGCCGCTGCTCCAGACCCAAGAATCCCCTTGGCCGCGAACGAGGCATTGGTGTTTCGTCCAGCCTCCCTCAAGCGGTTCTGATAGCCGGGGGATTCTCGATAATTCGCGGTATCCAGTGACGGCATCGCAGGAGCATTGAATGTGGGACGCTCACCAAAGGTTGGACGCTCTGCGATCTGGGGGCCGTAGTTCTGCCCGCTTCCGGTGGCCTGGGGCTGACCTGCCTGTGGGGTGGTTTGTGGCTGTGGAGCAGCATCCGTGAATGAACCACGGCCCTCGTTCCCGTAGTTAGCGTCATGCCAAGCATAATAATCTGCCTTGGTGGCGAAGCGCGGGTCATTCCCAACCACACGTTGGGCTTCGCGGGCAAGATCCGGATTGGCGGCTTCGTATTCATCATACGGATTGCCGTCGTTGATGCCGCCCCCTTGAGGCGCGCCAGACGTAGCCCCGCCACCTCCGGACACCTGACCCAGGCCGAACTGCTGGGCGAGTTGGTTCAGAGCCCCATACCCGGCCTGCATGAACGGAGCGTTGTTCTGCTGAGACTGCTGGAGGGCCTGTTGCTGAAGCAAGCGGTTGGCCTCATCAGACCGCTCTTGAGCAGCGATACCCTTATTGATCCCTTTGTTAGCCTGACTAGACGCATAAGCCGTGCCAGCCGCGCCAATGCCAGCGGCGATGATAACGGGGGCGATGGGCATTAGTGCTTCCTCGCGGGAGAGGCGTTCCAGGCGTCACGGGTCAACATCCACAGCCGCGCCTCGCCGTGTTCAGTCATCTCGAAATCACCCAGCGGAACAAACCGGAAGGTCTTTGGGGGGCGCGATTGTGGGTGGCGCGTCTCATGGGTGATGATCAGATCGCAAACCTCAAACATTTGGTCGAAGGCTTGGCGGGCAGCGAAGAACACTTCCTTGCCCCAACCTTCGGGCTTGAACAGGGTGTGAAGCTCGTAAACCCGACCAAAGCTATCAGACTTTGCGAAGATGAAGCCGCCATGTTCAAACCGTAGAGCGATATTCGGCGGCTGGAGCGCCTTTTCGATATGCTCCGGATCAATGCCATCCAGCACATGACGAACGTCAGGATGCGAGGCGACGTCCACCCAGAACTCTAGATCTGCTCGCACAGCAGTACGAACTCCTTCGTCGGGGTTCCGTCCGGATTTACTATCGGTATGCGCTCGTCCAAGGTCGGAAGTCTTGAGCTGTTCCAGACAAGCCCAAAACTCGTCGTCGGCCTCCCGTCGCTCTCGGATATCGGCAAGCCCGGAACTAACGGCGAGATCGTTTTTCCAATCGGAGCCGGTGTAATTTGCCACTGACGGCGGAAGACTTGGGAAGCCTCTCCGTTCTCCACGATGGGAACGCTCGGAAAGAGTTTCAAAGCTGCTCATCCATCCTCACATCAGACAATCTGAACATAACCGGGTCTGAGCGACGGAATTGAAAGTATCTACCCGGCGCTCTGATTTGACCTAGACGGTTCCACCTTACCCGTTTTTCGTAGTTTCCGACACGGCCAAGTCCGGTCCGCTTCCAATCAGTCCACGTCTGCCCTTGATCGTCAGACCATCGCAGCTCGACAATTGGATTAGAGCCTTGGCCTTCTTGAAGCCCAGTCCCGACCGAAGCGATGATGCTAATGTTCCCGCACCCGTCACGCCCGCTCTTCAGCTCATGAAAGGCCGTGGCCGTGGCGATAATCGGATCTCCCGCATCGGTCTGGGTGTCGGGATTTACCTTCCAGACCTGATTGCTTCCCGCCTGAGCATCCAGCGCGAAAGCGTCCCCTGAAACATCGGTTCCGAGGTGCGCCCTCCAATACGAACGGTCGAAACTGGCCGAGTTAGACCACAACTTGGTCGTGACGTCATAAACCCACGTTTCAGCTTCTAGGCTCAAGACGTAATAGATGTGCTGATCAATTGAGAAGGTCCACGCCCGAAGCCCAAGGGGGCTAGAACGTCGAATACGTTCAGCTAGGCCGTTATCAGAGATGATTTGCGGAGTTGAGCCGAAGGACTGAACGACTTCGCACTTGTCTGTCACCCAGATCAGCGACGAGCCGCGCATGTTGCAGACCGTATCGCGGGCCTTGCAGCCGAGATCCCACGCCAGACCACCATACGGCGCTATAGCTGGGGCCGTTGATCCGGTGAGCGCCCAAACCTCCGTTGAAGCGCTTCCAAGCAGGAAAATTTGATCACCGAGTATGCCAATGCAGATGATCGGGTCGGGCTGATATTCCGCTGAGGCGAACTCAAGCGCGTTCCACTCGGTGTCACCTGGAACGAGGTAATAGACCTGCTGCGTCCCAGCCTTCACCGCCAGCCAGAATTGGCGAATGTAAGCGATGCTGTCAGCCCCATCCGTCTCCGTGGCGGATGGAAACTGCTCGCTTATCACCATGCCATTAGCGACCAGATACAGCCGCTCACCATCAGCAATGCGGGCTTGGCTCAAGCCGTCGCTATCGCGCCCCATCGCGATCTGAACGCGGTTAGCTGTGGTCTCCAGAACTCCGGTCTGCTGGGTAACAGCACCACTAGGGCCAAGGGTGAACACCTCATCCTTGGAAACCACCACCGCAGATTCATTGAACAGCCCGGTTTTCCGGTTAATTCCTCGCAAAGGACCCTCACCGACATTGGCGAAGTTGTCCAATCCAGGGCGAACAATCAGCGCCATTGGGTTCGTGATCTGTGACGCTGTGCGCTCGGCAAGCATGTTCGTCTGCGTCAAGGGCGGAAAGCCCGTGCGATGGTAAGCGCCGAAGCTGAAGGGAACTGCAACCATTAAGGAGCCCGCGCGGTAAGGTGAATATTTCGAGCGGAGGCGGATTGGATGCCTATCCCCCCTCGAATTTCGCCCAGCTTTCTTAACCCAACCTCTATCGTACCCCGGTTCTGAGGGCTCGCCATTCTGCTCTCTTGTTTGTCCTGCGGCCACGCCTCAAACATCAGCGCGTACTTCCGGCAATCCAGCGCCTTGCACATCTTTGGAGCGCGGCTGTGGATCTTGCAGCCCTTGGGTCCGAGATAAACGCAGTTGCCGTCTTTGCCCTTCGCGAGTTGGCGCTCTCTGCCAACCAACTTGGTCTTGTATCGGGCCGGATCATCACCCGGCATGAGCGTCACGGTGTCGCCCAGGCAGCAGGTCCGGCATCCAGAGCAATTGAGGGGTGGGAGGATCACGACGGCCACACTGCGGGTGGGTGCGCGGCCAACCACGTCGGATCGCTCGGATTGAAGACGGTCCCATCATTCCAGGCCCCGTGATTATCGCCCGGATCGTTAAGCGGGAACAGCGCGCCGTTCGCGGTCCCGTCAGGGTTCATGACACCGCCAGAAGCAACCAAGGTGTTAGCCGGGGTAAAGCAGCGAAGCATGCGCTGCTTGTTCACAAGCTCCGGTCCCTCCGTGTAATACGGGAACGCTGTCTCATAAGCGGTTTGGTTCGTCGCCAAGATCGCGTTTGGCGTCTTTACTACCGTCCCGGTTTGAGCGTTGACGCTCAGAGCGACGCAGACGTTGTGCGAATAGGTCCCATTAACCGCCCCAGACGTCGCCGGAATAGAGATGGCCGGTGTCCCTCCGATATCTCCGTTGAGGGCCTTAAGGATGGTGTTGAACCGAATGTCCGCATTAGAGATCCGCGTCAGCCAAACACCCTGCGGCCGGTCGGTCGTAGCGATGCAGTTTTGTGTAACGCAATCGGTCAGGGTGCTTACCGATGTCGTGTCGTCGTAAAAATACGCCTGCATGGCCGCTTCGTTCGCCATGACCAGGGCGCATTTCTTAACGCTGCCGAACGTTGCGGTGAGACCGTCCCTAACCCCTTGGTGCTGGATGAAGTCTGGGTGAGACCCCGTGACGGGGGTGCCGCCGAAGGTGAAGATGCCCTCGATCTCGACATTCGAAACGCCGGTGTTCGTGGCGTTGGTGAGACCGATGGCGCAGACATCATCCTTCTGGTCGAAGGTGTCGATCGCCTTGAGGATCGGGTGAACGGAGATGTAAGTTTCGGGGCACGACACAAGGATGGTCTTGCCGCCATTGACGAAGGTAACCCCTTCCAAGTGAGCTTCCTGCCCGGCCAGGGGGCCGCTCACCAAGACTATACCGTCAATCCCCCCGTTCGGGTTTTCGTCCGCTTCCATGCGGGAGTTGTAAAGGCTGACACCGTACCCAAACATGTCTGAGTATTTTAGCAGCGCGCCGGATGCGATGGCTGGCGTAGTCCATGGAACCGTGACGTGGAAAAACACGTCGCGGAAATCAAGCGGCCAGTAAATATTTCCGCTAGCTTCGTGGGCCATGGAGAGTCGGCCGATCTTGAATCCATGACGCCGGTTCGGGTTGCCGTTGGCGTCAACGCTCGCGTCAACGGTTCTTGACCTGACCGTCAGCTTCCCCCCTGAGGTAGTCCAGCCACTGGCTGGCGGCCTTATCCTGGCCGACCCTGAACTCTCAGAGTTGAAGTAGCCGTCTCGGCAATAGATCGTGTCGCCACCCGTCATTATCGTGGCGCTCTGAATGAGATCCGCCAGTTGATAGGACCGAGTGCTTAGGTTGTCCGCTGTACAGCCAGCAGCCGCAATCGGCATAAGCGCGGCATCAGCAGCGGTCGGTGTAATGGTGATGTTCACCGTTCCGGTGACGCCGGTAGGCGTGGTCTTTCCGGGATCGGAATACTCGGTGATCGTGAGCGCGTAAGGACCCGCGAACGTCGGCGGCGCTGACTTGTATATGTTCGGAGACGTGCCCAGAGGCTGACCAGCCGTCCCCGTCTTGGGAACAAGCTCATTCAGGCTATTAATCTGCCAATGAAGCGAGGCGTTTCCGGCCGTAATTCCGAGGTAGCCACTCCCCGTATAGCCCATCTTGTGACCGCCGCAGCCCACCCTGGTCTTAACCCCGAATGGAACCGTTTGAGACGCGGGCAAGATGGGTGACGATGAGGCAACTGGCCCAACGGAAGCACTAGTCGCAGACGCCTCCCCGGCCGGTCCTACAGCGGTAACTTCCCCAGAAATCTGCGCGCCGACATCAGCGGATGTGAGAAGATAATCGGGATCTGTCGCGTCAACAATTTCAACTCCGTCCCGAAGCCACTGCACAAGGAAGTCGCTGATAGTTCCCGTCCACTCACCATAGTTCAGCGTCAGGGTTTGTCCCTGAGTGGGAATCCCAGAGATGGACGGAGCGACGGTGTTCTGAGGCAGAACGGCCGAATATCTCCCCCGAAGAAAGAGCTTAAGGCGGCTAAAGCCCATTAGTTGGCTCCCAACGTCGTCAGGAGGGTGTTTACCAACCCATACAGGACGATCATGTCTGCGCTGGATAGGCCAGCCCCACTACAGACAAACGCGATCCGGTCGGCGGTGTAGAGCGTATCCCTGCGCCCAACAGTGGCGTTGCCGGTGGAGAGCGGAGAAAATGACGCCTTAGCCACGGGCGTTAGGGCCGCGCCGTTGTATCCATAGGTGACGTTGGCGCTGTCGGTGCGCGTGCCCCAGCGGAATCCCTTCCGCGTCGTGCCGGTGCGCGTGTTTGAGTCCGTGGTGGATGAGTTTACGCGCCCGCTCTCACCCCCTATCCGGGCGTACAGTAAGGTGGTGCCGCTATCCACGGTTCCGATATGCGGATGGCTGGCGGTCCCGTCGTCAAGCGAGTCGTTGCACCATGCAGCTACGCACGCGCTATTCTGAGCGAAAGAATTTCCCGCAGCCTGGAACGCCTCCCGAAAACTTATGTAGCCGTCAGTCCCGTTCCCAGCGATCCCGCGTTCGGTCGTAAACGTAGTCGTACCGAACAGCTCATACGTCTTCGTAACCCCCCGCAAATCGAACAGGGCGTTGGCGGCGTTGGTCGTGCAAAAGATGCCCAGCCGATCCATGCCGGTCCAAAGGCTAGCCGCCTTCAGGGCTAAGACGAATGTGTTGACAGCGTTCTTGAACGCGGTCGGTTCGTCGGGAGACATCCGCGCAAAATAAGCCGCCGCATCTGGGTCATAGCCAGACGTCGCCGTGTCTTCAGATCCAACACCCAGAAGAAGGAGGCTCATCAGATGTTCGCCACATATTCAGCCGTCACAACTACGCTTGCCACAGAGGTTCCGCACTGAGCGGTCCAGTTGGTGTTTACAGCCGCCTGCTTGGTTGCGCCGCTGACATTCCCTGAAAAGCCCTTGGTCTCTCCAGCGCCAACGACGAACTGCCAGACCGTAGTTCCTGCGGTGCCGTCTCGAATCGTCACGAGCGTCGCCGTGTCGGACGTGTTGTTGATCAGCAGGCGATAGATGTCATTAAACGTCGAAGCCGCAGCCGTAACAACGGTCGTTTCAGTCGTGGACGAAGTGATGGTCGTGACCTGCCGCCCAATGTTCTGACGAAGGGCCTCGCGAGTAATCTGCCGTCCGAAGAGATCGAACATGGCGTTGACCACATCGCCGTTCGCGGACATGGCCGTTGGCGTGGCGTTAGCCGCTCGGCCGCCAATCGTCACCGGAGCCGCCGTAAGCGCCGCATCCGCCGCCGTGCCCCCCGCGACCAGCGCTGGGGTTGTGTAGTCGAGAGGTGCGCCAAGAGCGTCTACGATCAGGGAGCGGAGGCTTCCGAAGGTGTCCGCCGAGAGATTGACCCGATCCCCCGCCGCTACAGCCGCAGGCGCAGCCGTTCGAGCTACAGCCCCGATCTTGACAGGATTGCCGCTATCCACCGCGTCGTGAGGAACGTTGCCCACCGCCTGGGTGCGAAGGTGTCCGCTCAGATCCGAACTAAGCGGATTGGTCGTGCTGCCCTCGACGTAGGTGGGATCAGCCGCCGTAGCGGTCATTTGGGCAGATCCACCACCTCCCCCGCCAGCGACGTATGGAAGGCCGGTAGCCGGATCAATCAGAACGACGGTTAGCGCAAAGCCATCCGTGGGCGTGGGCCTGCTGCTCGGGTGAGCAATCGCAGAAACCGGGATCGGAACAACCGCTAGGGCTCGGCCTAGAATGTGCTCCTGAGAACGTTCAACAGCCATCAGAGGCTCCTAGTAACGGTATTGGGGTTGCAGGAACACGGACACTTGCTCCTCGTCTTGGGCCGAAAGAGCGTTCAGAAGCATCGCGGCGCGAGCGGTGATCTTCGGGTAATCGACGTCGTGGTAGTCCATCAGCAGGTCAGCGAGGTTGTAGACCAGCGTCTGTAGCCACTCCTGCGGAAGGTCCTCGGTGTCATCCAAGGTGTCCGCGTTCTCAATCACCCGCTGATAGGTGTAGTGGATTTCGTATTGTGGAGCCGTCTCAGCGCTAGGGGCTGGCCACAGGTACATGGTCCGCGTATCGCGCTGCGGATCGAAGTAATACTGGACAGGAATTGACGGCGTGAACTTGTTCGGCTGTTCGTCGTACTGAAGCCGCGCCATCTCGATCATCGGCGTGTCAGTCAGGTTGACCAGCAACCGGCGCTGGACGTCATTCACACGGCGCGCGGCCGGAACCAGATACGCGCGCTGATCAGCCACGAGAGGGAATGAACCCCACGTGGTGAGCCAGAGGTGACGGTTTGTCCCCCACGTCTTCAGCATCAGGTTCAGCGCGACAAGGCCATCCGCAGCATCATCCGCAGTCGGGTCCTCACCCGCAGGACATACGCGAATTAGGCGCAATGCCTGCGTGATGATGTCGCGGCTGTTGAGCTGGAAGTTCGTTTGGCCCGACGTCGCCATCAGAGATCATCCGGCGTTACAGGAGCCGATAGGAAATGGTCGGGCTGTTCGGGGCGTACGGGTGAAACAACCTGTGGATCTGGAACGCCGCGCACGAAGTCTTGGGGGTTTCTCTCGTCAATATCCACACAGAATAGGTTGTCCCACTCTACTTTGCAGTCGCTTGCCCAAACTTTAAATCCAGTTCGGTCATCTATAACTCTCCAGTCTCCGGGTTTTTGCTGCCCACCGAATCCTGGGCGCTGTCCATATCCACTAGACATGTTGCAACTCCACACTCACGAAGATATTGTATGCGCCATGAATCTGAATGACCTCACTAGAAAGACGTTCGGGCGCTGGACCGTGATTGAAAGAGTGCCGTCCAAGCCTGGGTCTCCCGCGTGGAGATGCAAGTGCATTTGCGGAGGCGAGAAGATCCTTCTCGGAGACGTCCTCAATGCTGGTAAATCCCGCTCTTGCGGGTGCCTTTCCCGCGAGGAAAAAGCCAGCAGGCCCTCCGTTCACAGGCTTCGAGGACACCCACTTTACTCCACGTGGGCAAGAATGAAGGATCGATGTTACCGAAAGGGGCACGCCCACTTCAATCGATACGGCGGACGAGGAATCACCGTCTGCGATGAATGGAAGAACGACTTCCGTCGCTTCTACGCTGACAACATCGACAGATGGATTGATGGCCTTACCTTCGACCGCATCAACAACGATCTCGGATACTCCCTCGAAAACACCCGCTGGACGACCATGAAGGAGCAGAACCGGAATCGCAGCAACACAGTCATGATGACGCTGAACGGAGAAATCGCTCCGCTTGTGGTCTGGGCTGAGAGAACCGGTCTGAATCACATGCTTATCCGTGGTCGTATCCTGAAGGGCTGGAGCGACGAAAAGGCGCTGACAACACCCGTTAAAAGAAAGCCTACCGCTTCACCAGCTTAGGCGAGGCGGGTTGCTGGGTCGTGCCAATGGCGTAGCGCTGGCGATAACCAGCGTCACGCTTAGCCTGAGCGGCGGGGGTAACGGTTTGCTTTCCGCATCCTTTAGCCATCTGATCCTCCTAGCGCTTCTTGGCGGCGAAGATGTAATCCACCGACATTGTCTTAGCGACAGCCTCACCATTGGTGATTCCGTACGTGACCGTCATCTCAGTGTCGGGGAGGTAGGTCGAGGTTCCGTCCAGCGTGGCGACTTGGAGGTCGTTAGCGTAAACGGCCACCGAAGCCTTACCGTCGTAGTACCAGCCCAGCGTGATGTAGGTGTCATCCACCATCGTAGCCGCCGTGACGCTGGTGGACCCCGTGGTGGCGTTCTTGCGGCAAACCGCCGTCACGTCCGCCGAGCCGTCCGCCGAGATGAAATAAATGCCGTCAGTGGCGTCATTCGGGGTTGTGTCGGTGATCGCAAGGCCGATCTGGAAGATCGACTGAGTGGCGTCAGAGACCTTGAAGCGGGCCTTGAACGCAGCAGGCTTTCCGGCTTCCATCAGGAAGCTCTCGCCCAGCTTTTGCGAGTAGGACGAGTTGGTGTCTGCCGCCGCGTTGGTGATCAGCAGGACGCCGCCGTCTGCATCGGTCAGGGCCTGAGTAGCAGCCCCGGTCTCGGTTACGGTCCACTGATTGAGGTCGTACGTATCGAAGTCGGTGAAATAGGTATGCCAGCTCGACGGGTCCGGAAGGCCGTAGTTCGCGAGGGTGGCGCGTGGCGAAACGTTCGTAACGCCCGAGGGGAAGCGGGTGGAAGCCATGTATGTCTCCTATGGCGTTCATGGTTGAACGCGGCCCATAGACCGCGCCATCGAGAGAGTTGTTTGTGGCTTGGCCCGGAGGCTTCCGCTCTACCTTCTCGCCATGAAACAGGAGAACCCGTTAGGCCCGAAGACATTGCCACGGTTCGGGGTCAAAGAAAAGGGCGACCCGAAAGCCGCCCCTTAGGTATTCGTTAGACTGGACTAATTGGCGTCAAGACCCTTGTGAGCCGAACGCCCCGCGCCAGTCGCTCCACCCTGCGCTGTAACGCTCGTACCCCTTGTACTTCAGGTTCGACGTATCGAAGTCGTTGTCCTGAGCGAACATGGCCCGGTTCCGTTCGAAGAACTTCATCGAGTCGGGGCAGTCGGTGCGGACGAACCACGCATCAGGGTCAGTGAAATAGTTGTTGACCTTGACGCCCTTGGGGAACAGGCCCTGCGCCTTCACGGCGTTAATGGCGTTGTTCGCGGTGTCGTTTTGCAGTTGGCTTTGCAGGATGCGGGTCGCCTCGAACACGTTGGCCGGGGCCACGTGCAGAGATTCACCCATCAGCGCGATACGCAGACCACGGTCGTCAACAGCATTCATGATCTGAATGGTGATGTCTTCCAGGGCCGCTTCCGACAGGTCAGCCGGGGTCGCCAGGATGTTGCTTTGCAGGCCCGATTGGGTGGGGTGCGAAGCATTGATCAGGGAGACACCATCGCCGCCGAGATACAGCGGATTGAACGCCCGATTGTAGACGTTCGCGGCCACGTTCTCTTTGGTCTGCTTGAACGAACGAGCGAGCTTGCCCGTCTGGTTCATCGCGGCTTTTTCATACAGATTGTCTTCGATCATCTCGAAGGTCAGGATGAAGCCGAGACCGTAGGCGACGTGCGTATAGCGCGACGTGAACCCTTGCTGGGTCGTGTCAAAGCTGGTGCTCATGCCTTCCGGCTTGACCGGAGCCAGACCGAAGCCTGGGAGCAACACGTCTTCTTCGTAGTTCTTGTCCGAGGTCTGAACCTCGAACAGATCGCGCCATTGTTGGTCGAGGTCTTTATATTCTTGACCCCAGATGGCGTTCAGACCCGGCCAAAGTAGCTTGGGGATTGAACCAGTGGAGATAACAGGACCAGCCATTGATTAGACCCCCGCGACTTGGTTAGCGAACTGAGCGCGGTTGAAGCGCACGACCCACTTCGCGTAGTACCCAACTTCGTTCGTCGGGATGTTCGCGAACCCAACGAGCTGAAGTGGCAGCAGGTTGGAAGTGGCTTCCGTAGCGTTGTCCAAGATCGTCCCCGAATAGCCGGTGACGGTCGAGCCAGCGACCACGGTGTAGTTGATGTTGAGGCCCACATCGTCAACCGTGAGAGCCGTGCCGGAGCCGCCCTCTTGGATCATGTAGAGGCCGTCCGGGTCGGTCGCGACGAGAGCAATGCGCTCGGTCGAGGCCACGCGATAGACGGTGGAATCCCGCGTTGCCGCAAGGAAGCCGACGATCACGCCTTGAATGACGTCCGTGTTAGCGGCGCGAACCACGTCGGGGTAGACAATCCCGTTGATCGTGGATCCAGTGCCCGCAAGAACTACGGCGTCACCGACGTATAGGGCGGTTCCATCGGTGGATTTGACAGCGAACTGTCGGACACCCCCCGTGGAAACGCCGCCATTCAGGTCCGCGACAGGGCGGAAGCCGAATGGAGTATTGGCGTTAGCCATTGAGAAAACTCCAGGTTAAGAGCGTTTGAGAGAGCTGCCAGCACGGGGCTGGTACATTTCCGCCTGCTTGAGAGCGCCGGTCGTGTCCTGATTGGACCTGATTGCTTCTTCGAACGGCTTTAGGCGGTCTTCCTTCTCCGCAACACCCACGGCGTATTCCTCAACAGGAGTCTCCATGAGGTAAGCGTATTGCGGTTCGCCCGAGGCTTTTCTGCCTACAACTCGGGAAACCCTAGTGCCTTGGCCGTGTGTATCAGTATTCGGCTCAATGACAAAGTCGTATGCTAGGTCGGTGTGAAGCAGCTCTGGGCGCACTCCATCATCGTTGACCCAGCGGCGTTGATAGCCCGCACGTTGAGGGGCATCCAGGCGCTGCTTGAAGCCGCCAACCGGGTCGCGCTTACGGCGGGTGCGGGGCGGAACGGCGTCCATCGGAGCCTCTTGCGTGGTGACGTCTTCCCGGCTCATCGGCGGACGGCCACGACGTGGAGCGGTGTAGGTTTCGTCAGTCATGATCAATTCCACTCGTATGAGGACACGAACTTGTCACGGGTAAAGCCCGGAATGGACTTCACGAAGCGGTCGCATTGGGCCTTGGCCTCAGGCGGGAGGTTGGCATAGGTCTTGCCCCCACCGGCTGGCCGTCCGTTTCCGCCGCCCTCAACAGCCGCAGCGTTGCGACGAGCGGGGTTCTCGAACTTCTGCGGGAACTCAACGCGGGCTTGGCGAGCGATCTCCTTCAGCCGCGCTTTGGGCTCCATCCCGTCAGCCGCAAGCTCCTCGTCCAGACCCTTCGCGAAGATGGTCATGGTGCGATCAGAGCCGAACCACGGGTTTGCCTCTTGGAAGCTGTCCACGGCGCTCGCATAGTCAGCCGTCCAGCCGTTCGGATGGGCCTCCGTACTGCGCTCGGGAGTGGCGTCAGCGGCAAGCGCGGTCATCTCCTTGGTCACGGCGCGGGCAGCTTGCAGGTCCCCGGCCTCAACCGCGTTGGCGTGGCGCTCCTCTAGGTCCTGCATGGCCTGGGCGTACATGCGCTTTTCGGTCTTGGAGTGGAAATCGCCGAATTCCTTCAGCGTCCGCTCAACCTTGGCAAGCTTGGAGGCAAGCTCCTTGTTGGACTTCTCCAGCGCCTTATTGTTCGCCTGGACGAAGGGCAGAACCTCTTCGCCGCGCTTGACGAAGGTCTCAGCGTCTACCCACTTCGTTTCGTCGCCCTTGAACTCCTCCTTGGGACGCCAGCCCATACGCAGGGCTTTGGATTCCGCGTCGTCAGATTGGCTTTGCGGGGTATCGTCGCGGACCTGATCGGTCTCTGCGTTCAGCGTGTCGCTCATTTCTTCACCTTCTGGGGCTTATTGACCTCTACGGCCTTGGCCTCAATCGTCTGGGGCGGTGGTAGCTTGGTCCCGACACGCTCCAACGTGGCGATGGCGTCATTCACCGACTCGATGAACACCCGATAGGACTCGATGCTCACCGTGCTGTCAGCGATGGTCTTCTGAAGCTCTGTGATGGCCGTGAGAGCCGCTTCCTTGTTCTCTTGGAGGACACCTACGGGAGTGATCATTGAGCAGCCTCCAGAACCCCGATTACATCAACATCATTGCAGATGATGTAATCCTGGCCGTCAGCGCCCTTTTGACGAAGGCCCGCGTATTGAGCGGTCATCACCGTGGCTCCAACCTCGGGAGCAGCGCCAGCGCCCCATTCACGGAAGGCGTTCTGACCCACCGCAATCAGCGTCGCGCGTACAGCGGCGAACTTCTCTTTGTCCTTCACGGCATCCGGTAGATAGACGCCGCCTTTAGTCACCTCCTCGGTCTTTTCGGGAAGGAGGAGAACCTTCAAATCGAGTGGGCGGATGCCTGACTCGTTACTCATGTCTGCTTACTTTCTTGCTACGCCCGGTATGGGCTACTCTGCGGGTAGTTCGTAAAAACCGGCTACGTCAGACCATCTCAGGTCCGCCAACTCGCCCAGGAGGAGGGCCTTGGGGCGGCTGAACGGGTGCATTTCCCCCTCCGTCTCCGACCATTCCTTGATCAACCGGGCCTGCTGGTCCTTGAGGAACTGGAAGAATGGCTGGTTCGACGGGTGGTCCTTCCAAGCTCTGAAGCTCTCCGGGTTGAATATCTTGGAGTCCATGATCTTCTCTTATGGCTGCGGCTTCGTAGATGGTACGGATGGCTTCTGCGGTGGTCTTGATCGGAACGCCCTCGATCTTCATGCGGTCGGTTTCGGCCTTGTACTGATTGATCTGGATGCCACGGCCCTTGACCGCGAGATCCTTCTCTTTCAGCTCCAACTCCTTGCCCTTAATCATGACTTCGGGGCTCGGACCTTGCTCCTTCACGAAGAAGCTTTCCGTGTCTGGTATGGACCCAGCTTCCAGCGCGTATTCGATGATGGCCTTTTGATCCATCAGCGGATTGCCAAGGAACTGCATCAGGTACTGAGCACGGCCCAGGCGCTGGCTATCCATGACAATCGTTGGATCGCTGACCGGGATCACATCGGCGTCCTCGGAGGCGTAATCCTCTTGGCTCACCACGCCCTCAACGTCTTGGAACGTGAAGTAGGCTTGCGGGTCCAGATACAGCTTGTTCAACCGGCGCAGTTTGGCAAGCTCTTGGCGGAAGGCCCGGTGGATACGCTTGTAGATCGCCGAGTAGACCTTCAGGCCCTGCTCGATCAACGCCAGCGTCGTGCCCACGGGCTGGTTCTGAGGCGTGGAATCCCCGGTCAGAACGTCCTTGGTCGCCGTGATGTCCTTCGCGGACTCGATCAGCATGCCTAGCAGGTTGAACAGAACCGCCGAGGGCTCCTTGACCGGAAGCGGTACGATGCTGTCACGCAGGCTCTGACCCGTGGACTGCACCCGACGCCACTCACCCGGCTTGATGGGCATGTTACCGCTGCGCAGGCTGATGCCAGCCCCGAGGAAGCCACCTTGGATGTTCGCCAAGTGGCCAGCGTCCATCAGCATGTTTATGGTGCTGTTGATCGTCTCGCTCAGCGAGTTAAGCAGCGATCCAAAGCCGATGTCGTAGAAGCTGCCGTCCGGGGAAGGCATGAAGCTGTACTTGGTGAAGTAGCGAACGGGCTCGATGCGCTCGACCTCGCCGTTACGCATGACGATACCTTCCTCGTCAAAGCGCGCGACGATACGCACCACCTGCTGAGATTCCTTGTGAACGGTGACGATGTACGGTTCCGGGTAGCCATCATCGTCAATATCCCACAGCCGGTGTTGCTCCAGATATTCCTCAGGCGCGTACTCATCGTCACTGGCCGAAGCGCCCATCTCAATGCGCTTCCAGACCTCAGCCCGGAACTTCTCTTCGCACTCATTGCGATAGTAGGTGCAAACATGCGTGAAGCGCGGGCACGTCTCCATGTCCCGCGTCCAGTAGTTCGCCACACCCTTGTCAGGCGAGACCAACTCCGAGCAATTGGTGCCCTTCTGCGGGTCAAAGTACGTCTTTCGGAACACACAGCCAGTGATGGGCAGCATGTGGAGAAGCCGGTCAGTGTCCTCTTCCCAGCCCTCCATTTCCTCCAGAAGCTGATAACTCATGTGCGCGGCCATGCGGTCGGCGCGCTGGCGCTTCTCATCGGAAGGCTGACCCAGGACCTTACCCTTCACCACGTTCCATCCATCCACAATGGCCGGATAGGCGCGGGCGGCGAACTGAATGGAGGCGGTGGTCAGGAGCGGATACTTGATGTTCGCGGCGTCCTGCCACGGGTACGTTTTGGCCTTCTTGACCTGCATGGCGAGTTCCATGCTGTTCTCAAAGATCTCGTCCCAGCCCTCGTCCTTGCGGGACTGACAGTCCATGTCGAACTCGTCGCAGACCTTAGCGCCGATAGCCTGGAGAATCCGGTCGTCTAGCTCAAACGCGAGGTTGGGCGAATTGATAGCCTTGATCAGCCAGGGCGTATCGTCCTCAGGCTGCTCCTCAACATCGAACTCGTCAGCCTGACCCAGCATCTGGTCTTGGTCGATGTCTACGAACTCGTCGTCAGCGTAAGCAATGTCAGACATGGCCGCCCCTAATATCCCGATGTGCTGTTCACTTCACGCCGCCCGTCGCGTTCGTATTCCTCGTCAGGCATCCCAACCGGATAGGCAAACGTGAGAGCGAGAGCGTCACCCTTATCAGGCGATGCAAGACCCCGCTTCTTCATGCTTTCCTTCTTCTCCAATTGGACTGCTTGGTTTTCATCGAAACCATACTCTACTCCGGTCAGGTCCGCAGCAAGTTCGTGATCGTCTGGAATAGCGCCGCCCTTCAGCCATGCACGCATCAGCGCCCACATCTCAGCGCGCTTGTTCCTGACCTTGGTTTCGCCGTCGATCATCAGGCTATCGGGCCGAGCGCCGAAGTTCACGCCGATCACCGGCACGCGGAGCTGCTTGAGCCTGTCCACCACGCCAGCACCCAGGCCACCCTCGTCAACGAACACGGCGGCGGGCATGTGAACACGGAACTCTTCAGCCACTCTCGCCGCGACCTGCATGGTGTCCTGACCGCGCAGCGTCTTCCATTCCGTCGAGTGAGCATCACGCCCCTTTCGGAAGCAGATCACCGTCTGGTCATCGCCGAACCTAGCCACGTCCACGCCCATAATGAGCGGGTCAGCCACATGCACCTGAACCTCACGCTTACGAGCCTCGTCCACCAACTCACCGCTGATGAACTGCGTAGATCCAGCGCGGGGGAACACGCCACGGACGCGCACACGAACGAAGTCGCTGTCCTCGCCATAGTCCGTCACCCACTGAGCGATCTGCTCCTTGTTGGTGATGTCCACCGTTCGGCTATCAACCTGCCGGGTGTTCCAGCGGTGACGGAACCTGCCAAAGCACTCCTTGAAGCGCCCGGTGTTCCGTGTCGGGTTGCCGAACGCAAGCCACATGATCTCGGTGTTGGCGTCGGTCAGCGCGCCCTCTGTGGTCTCCCAGATGATATCGGGGATAGCCGATGCCTCATCGAACACGACGATGATGCGGCGACCTTCATTGTGCAGGCCCGCGAAGGCTTCGGTGTTGGACTCAGACCACGGCACGGCGTCAATGCGCCAGGTCTTCTCGTGAGCCTTCTCCTTGGAGAACAGGGCCGTTGCGGTAATCTGGAACCAATGGCCGTAGATGCAAAGCCGGTGCCACTTGGCAAGTTCAGCCCAGGTCTTGGTGCGTAGCTGGTTCTCAGTGTTGGCCGTTACGACCCCGCGCGTGTCTGGGCGGGACATAGCCCACATCAACAGCCAGGACACGAGGGCGGACTTTCCAACTCCATGCCCAGACGCCACAGCTTCCTGGATGGCTTGGTCGAGCGTGAGGAGCCCGTCACGTATGGATGTGAGAACATCAACCTGCCACGTATCAGGCCCGGTCTTGTCCTCTAGCGGCGTTCCCTTCTCTCCCCACGGATAGGAGAACAGGACGGCTTTCAGTGGATCATGGATGAACGAAGCCACAGCCTCGATCAGCTCACCCTCTAGGTCACGAGCCGCTGACACGCTTGCTCGCGGCTTGGAGGCGGGAGGATAGGCTTTCGTCCAGGCTCACCTCAATCTTGTCAGTGAACAGGCCAAGATGCTTTCCGAGCAGGTTCAGCGCGCCGTTTGCGCCAGCAGGATTGAACTCATCGTCAATGCACTTCTCGGCCACAAGCTTAAGGCGATCAATCACCCACTCTTGTGTTACGCCAGCCTTCTCAGACAACCTCGCCTGACCTTCCTTGATTGCTTTGAGTACGTGAACATACGTAAGCAGCCTGGAGGCTTGTACAGCGGCTCCAGGCTCTGCGTAACCGGCGCGTATGGCAGCTTGCTTTCCGTTGTGGTCGATTAGGTACTCTTCCACGAAGCGGGCTTGGCGCGGTGTTAGTTCGGCCTCCTCGCTCACTCTATCTTCTACCTTGCCGCTAGGGATTTGCGGTTGTTCGTGTTGCTACGCTTTAGTTTCCGACTTGATACCCTTACCACCTTACTTATTGGAGGCGTGGCGCGCAGGATACCCGTTAAACTCACCTGTCGGAATGGGCCTGAGTTGAAAGCGGCCTCCTAGTTGGTTAGAGCGGCTTCACGTCCTTACTGGCTCGCTTGGCCGTCTCGATCTCTTCGGGTGTCATCTTGAGGGCTTCCCAGAGGGTTTCTCTGCGCTTTTCGATGAGTTCGTAGTCTGGGCGGTTCTTGTGGAATGCGGCTTCGTCGGTCACTTCGCTTTGCCTTTTGGCTTGGCGGGGAGTTTGCCAGGCGGATTATCTGAGTCTGCGCGTTCGAAGTCGTCGCTCGCCTCACACACGGCGATGACGCCATTATCCATCAAGTGACAGCTCTCACCCTTGAGCCAAGTGTGGCCCTGGATCGTTACCGAGGGCTCTTTGCCGGTGTATGTGTAGATTGCGTTACCGCTAGGCATCAGAGAATCCTCTGGGCGTGGTTTTGAGCCAATGATTCGTAAACCAAAAACCGATCTGGATTATCCAATGCTTCTTGGATTTCCGCACGCTCGGCCTCGGTTTCGCAGAACACCCCCCTCGCCGCGAAAACACTCATCTGACAATCAAACTCATACGAGCGTTCATGGAGCCATTCAGGATAGCGCCTCCAAGCCACAAACTTGTCACCGATGAAGCCTGAAAGGCGGGCCTGTTCCACCAGCGCTTCCGAAAGACCGACATTAACGTAAGCAGCGCCATCTTGCGGCCAGTGGAAATGCTCAAGGATACGCTCCCCCATCACACGCTCTCCGGTTTACGCTCGGCCCATTCCCATGCCATCGGAGCATAGGCTTTTCGGGTGCGTGCGTATGGAGGATCAGCCTCGACCATCTCCATAAGCTTCAGGATGCCGTCGCCAAACTCAACCGGGCCAGGATGCGTCTCCTCGCGGTTGTTTGGGCGCTTGATGATCCAAGATTCAGCCATGTGTTTCTGCCTACGTGGTTGAGATTGCAGTCTATATTGGTTCGGAGGGGAAGTTAAGGCTTTAGGGCTTCGTCACACGCTTCCACCCAGATCGTATGAGCGATACCACCACAGCAGCGAGCATGTTTGGCGATGATCTCGCCCATGCCGTCCGTTAGATTGTCCCGCAGAGACTCAATCACAGCTCTAGCAACCGCGTGCCAAGCCGCTTGGGTGCTATCGCGCGTAGCCGACCCATCCACAAGATGACGGAGGTGGTTAGTTTCTACGAAAGCCTCCGACGCAGCACGCGCCGCTAACTCGACAACTTCGTTCATGCCCGACTCCCGTAGAACAGCACCATCATGGCCGCAAACAGCATGATTATGACTAGGCTGTATGTGAGTTGAGAGAGCTTCATTTCAGCGCCGCGTCGATCATGCCTTCCCAGGCGAGCGTCGCGCCCTCAACGGACCAAGCCGCGTTTTCCATCGCCTCGGTGGGTTCGCGCATGGCCTCGATGGCGGCGTGGGCGTCACCCTCGTACTTCTGCCAATTTTCATCGACGTATTGCCCCAGGCCGTTGGGGTACATCCGCTGGAAAAAACCCGCATCTCTTCTGCTGCCACGATCTACAGCAGCCCAAGCAAGCCTTCGCGCCACACGTTCGATCATCTCACTCATGGCGTGATGCCCTGCATGAAATTGTGGGTCTTGTATTGCTCCCACCAGAAACCCCAGATTTCGTATCCAGCAGCCGATCCAGACCTGAAATATGACTCCTCGAAAAGGGCGCGAAAAGCTTGGTCGATCTCGTCTGGGCTTGGCGTCAATATCGCAACGTCGCCGGTTTCTGGTTTGTGGATCGAAACTATCACGCCATGGCCTCCATATGATTTTTGGCTAGCAGTTGATGGAACTCCCCTTGCTCATGGTTGGCGGACCGTCTGTAAAGACGGTTGAAAACCGCCTGGGCGTCACGGAACAACTTCGGTTCATGCGTCGCAGAGAGAATTTCTAGCCACGCGCTCAATAGGATTTTTGGATTCTCACTCATGGCTTATCCACCTCGTACATCGTGCGGCCATCCTCTGTGATTGTGACCACGGCGTCAGGCTGGGATTTGAGCCAACCGGATATGGATTGATCCGACACGCTCTCATCCTCGCCAATCAGGCGCTTCAACATCGCCTCGATGCGGTTGAGCTGATCGGTGGCTTCTGGGCTTAGGTGGACGTAGCCGCGTGGGATTGCCTTGTCGGGCGACACAATTCCCAAGGAAATATTTCCACTCCGCACAGAGTAGTCGTTCTTCATTTCCTCAGTCACGGCTCAATGCCTCGTTATGGTTTCGTCGTTGGCGGGGATGTATCCGAGGATTTCCAGCATCCGGATTGCATCGGCTTGGTGCGGGCCTGTCGTCAGGCGTAGCCACATCACCTCTTCCGCACACTCACGGCTCACCATAGGCATCGGCGGATCTAGGCGCTCGTTGATCGCACTGGCGCAGTTCTCTAGCAGGGCGGCTAGGATCTTAAGGGCTTGGCGGAACATTTAATCTTTCCTCTCGGCGTGAAGGGTGCATCCGAAATCCGGAGCTGTGTTGATTGCTGCGTAGTAGCCAGAACCGTCAACGGCGATAGCTTTAGATTCGGAGAGCAGCCGCTCCTCTTCGGCCTCGCGGGCGTCCCAATTCTCAATTGACCTCGCCGGACCAATTATGTCTTCCCGCTGCTTAATGGCCCCGCACTTTCCGAACTTGAGCGCTTCAAACTGCCAATCATCCGTTGGCATTACCCAGTGAACACAAGTCAAACATCTCGGAGGATCGTTCATCATCGCTCTAATCCCTTGAGAGCCAACTCTACGATGCGCGGCACCTTGGTCTTTCCGGTAGTGTACCGAGAGATCGTTTCCGGGCGCTTGCCCAGCCTCTCGGCTAACTCCTTCTGCCATCCGTACCGCCCACATAGGCGCTGACCGGCTTCTTTAAATTCCTCTTTCGTCATGGTCTCAGCCTAAGCGATAAATAGCATATGTCAACCCTCACATGACTTCATATCAAATAACCCCTTGCAATCCGCTTGGCGTCGGGTAGTGTGGAGATACACAAGGAGAACGACATGACCCGCTACACCGACGCCTTCGGCCCGAACGTCGAACAAATCCTGGTCAAGGCGAGCCGTGTCATTCGCGGCCCCATTCCGGCTAGGGTCCGCGCCGAGCTTCGCGCTGCCGTCAAAGCTGGCGTGTTGGGCCACCTCCCGAAGGACGGCCTGAAACCTGAGATCTTCTTTCACCCAGACCACAAGAACGGAGCCAAGGAGCGTCAGGAGCGCGAGGCGGCCTACTCCGTTAGCTGCATCGCGGGCGTCATCGCTGTGAAGCCGGTAGAGCAGCGCGTCGATGAGGCGATTGCCTCCCTTAGTGAAGGGGCGCGCTAATGACCGCTCAACACCTGATCCAAGCCGACGAGAATAACGAGGAAATATCCGTCTGGCGTGAGGGCTACGGATACTTCTCGATCACCGACAAATTCACCGGCAAGACCGTGGAGCTTTCTCCCGACCTCGCCGAAGAGATCGCTAACGCCATCCTGAAAAGCATTCTCGTTAATGGACGCTGACATGATCCCCCAGGACATCACCATGACCTCTGAAACAGAAGAGACCGTAGATCTGACCTATCAGGCCCGCGCGCCCGAGGCTGGGAGAGAAGGCGCGGCGGAGCGATTGGCTATCGTCGCCGAAAAGCCCGCGCACTTGATCCGTTGGGGCGAGGGCGACCGGCTAGACCTCCAAAGCGTGCTTGCCGCCCTCTCTCCCCCATCTACCGGAGGAGCGCTCACCGGTGGCGGCTGGGTCTACAACAGCCCCGACACCGGCATGGAATACGCCCCCAACCACCCCGTGGCGAGCGGCGAGGTGCCCGACGCTACCGACATCAGAGCCTCAACGCAGTTCGAGGACTGGCTCGTTCGCGAAGCTGCTGTGAACCGCCCAACCTCCCCAGAGATGGGGGAGATCAGCAGGGAGGAGATAGCGCGGATCATCATGGGGTTCCTGATGTGCCAGGACGATGAGTCGTGGCCGATCCACGACGACGGCTCTCCGTTCGACATCGCCGACGCCATCCTCTCCAAGCTCAAAGAGAATGGTCTATCCCGAGAAGGATTAGGGGGTCTCGCCCGGAGCCAGCCAGGGAGCGACGCCCAAGAGCGCAGCCCCGTTCCGCCGCTCTCCGATGGACCGTGGCGGTGCTTCCAATGCGGAGAGCTGTTCGCCGACGAGCGGGCAGCGGCGGGCCACTTTGGAAAGTGGTCGCACCAATCGCCGGCGTGCATGGCGGGCGAGACGTTCCAGGTCCTCAAGACCGCCTACAACCACCTCGAAACCGACTTTGACGCCATGAAGTCTCGCGCAGAGACGGCTGAGGCCGCGCTTCGGTTTGCACGGTGCGAGCAATGAGCTGGGCGCTGAACCTCCCGAACGACGCCACCGTCACTGTCGGGCGCGGGACCATTCAGGTCCGCCGCCAAGACGGCTCCCTCGTCACCTACAGGCCGCCGGCTTTCGGTGCGTTCGTCATCGGCCCTCTGACTGAAAAGGGGCGGCGGATGACGCTGCGCAGCCAATGATGACGCTGCACTATCACGGCGGCCCCATCACCCCGACTGCGGTTCTGCTCAGCCTTGCGGGCAAGTGCTTCTGCGTGTCCCACACCCGGCCCGATCAGGTCGTGTTGATGCATCAGATCGGCCAATCCGTGCTGCTGGACAACGGGGCGTTCTCGAAGTTCACCAAAGGGTTCGCGACCGACTGGACCGCCTACTATGCCTGGGCTGACGAATGGCTGGCGCACCCGACGACTTGGGCCATCATCCCCGATGAGATCGCGGCGGGTTCCCAGGAACAGGACGCCCTTATCCGCGAGTGGCCGCACGGTGATCGCGGCGCGCCCGTCTGGCATACCGGCGAGCCCTTGGACCGGCTTCTGCGGCTTTGCGACGAGTGGCCCCGCGT